ACGACAACCGCAGTAGTGTTCTATGGCTAAATCTCCTGCATGGACACGCAAGGAAGGCAAGAACCCCAAAGGCGGACTCAACGCCAAGGGCCGAGCCTCTGCGAAAAAGCAAGGGATGAATTTGAAGCCCCCTCAACCAGAGGGCGGCAGCAGGCGAGACTCTTTCTGCGCCAGGATGGAAGGCATGAAGAAGAAGTTAACCAGTCCCAAGACAGCCAAAGACCCGGATTCACGGATTAACAAGAGCCTACGGGCTTGGAAGTGTTAAGGACATATCATGGCAGATGAAATTGAGCCTTACAGACTGTATGACAACAAAGAGCGTGCTTTTGTCAACCAGAAAGACTATGCATCTCAGTCATCGGCAAGTAAATCCGCAGAACGTAAGAATTTAGAATATGGCTCTCATCGGTATTCCGCTGAGAAATATAGCGATATCGTGCAACGAAACACACCTAAAGCTGAGCCCGTAACTAGCAGCATTCGTGGTGGTTCTGGGCGTGCAGCAGACATGGATATGGGTGGCGGGATGAGGCCAGGACAGTCACCAAGCCTGGAAAATCCTATCCGACAAGCCAAAGGCGGCAAAGTTTCTAGCGCTTCTTCTCGCGCCGATGGCATTGCTCAGCGGGGCAAGACCAAAGGCAGATTCATTTAAAGGTATATATCATGGCATACACACCAAATGCAAATAGACAAGTCCGTGGCGGTAAAGCTATGGTGTCTGCCAAAGAATTGGCAGATTTTAAAGAGCAATACGGGGACGATAAAACTCTAACTGACTTGCTAAACAAGGACAAAGACTTGCAACGCAAGATTCCTAGTTCTACCATGAAGTCTGTTAGAGATAGTATTGACAAAGAGCAAGGTGCTTCAAGGGCAAGAGACTTAAACGCACCTATCCGGGGCGCTAAGTTGTCTGCAAATGAAACTGACCCCAATGTGGCGGACAAGGTCAGAAACATACAAAACACGTTTAGATTGAATTCACCTGAAAACAAAGATGAAATGTCAGATATGACGTTCAAAAAAGGCGGCAAAGTCTCCAGTGCTTCTGCTCGTGCTGATGGTTGCGCCCAGCGGGGTAAAACCAAGGGCAGGATTATTTGATGGAGATGGCCATCTGGAACGCTATTTTGACGGCCTTTCTGGGGCTACTGGGTTGGAATTTGAAAGAGAAGTCCGATGAGATTAAACGTCTTCAGATTTTGATCAACAAAACACGCGAAGAGATGCCCAAAGAGTACGTAACCAAGGTAGACTTGCATACGGATATTGATCGGATAATGGATAGATTAGACAGGTTTGAAAATAAACTTGACCTGTTTATAAAGGAGCAACGAAGTGCCCTCTCATAGTGCCAAACAACACAGATTCATGGAGGCGGTGGCCAACAACCCATCGTTTGCCAAGAAAGCAGGGGTCCCACAGAGTGTGGGGATGGAATACGAGAAAGCTGACAAAGGCCGTAAATTTGGGTCTGGTGTGGCTACTCGGGTAGATCGTCAAGTTGTTAACAAGCCTAAAACCGATCATGGTGGACAGGCACTTTTTAAAAGAGGTGGTGATATGGCAGGCAAAATGAACCCCGGTTTTATGGCAATGATCGCCAAGAAAAAAGCAGGCGCTAAAGCAGCAATGCCAATGAAAAAAGGCGGCGCATCTATGAAGATGGCTTCTGGCGGCTCTGCATCTAGTCGCGCTGATGGTATTGCTCAAAAAGGCAAGACCAAAGGCAAAATGATGGCTAAGGGCGGTCGCGCCTGCTAAAGGGGTAAATCATGGCGACTAAGAAATATGATGGTCCACCTTATGCTTATACCTCAGCTGGGGGAGCGAGACCTCGTCGCTCTCGTGGTGGCGAACAAGGCGATAACGAACAATACGCTAGTGAAAACGTAAGAGTTGCTGACGATACGGTTGACGTTGAAAACTTGAAAAAAGGCAATGCGGAACTTAATGTAAGTGAAGTGCCAGACATGAAAGCAATGCGTTACATCCAAAACGATAGTTTGTCTGGATTTCTAAATCCAAAAGCAGGCGCTGGTCGTGGGGGTCAAGGTGGTCCTACGGCTAAAGAGCTCAAAGCGTATGAAGACAAAAAAGACGCTGGTATTTTTACCAAAGAAAAGCGTATGCCTCCATCCCCTCGTGAAATGGCATCTGGCGGCAAAGTGGGTTCTGCTTCCAAACGTGCAGATGGCTGCGCTACCAAGGGTAAAACCCGTGGGAAGTTTGTATGAGAGCCAGTCGCGGTATGGGGGCTATTCTGCCATCCAAGATGCCCAAAGGCGTTAAAAAGGCCCGTCGGGATGACACGGACTTCACTGAGTACGCTGAAGGCGGCAAAGTAAAATCCAAGGTAAACGAAGCTGGTAACTACACCAAGCCAGAGTTACGCAAACGGATTTTTAACAGCGTCAAAGCTGCGGCAATTCAAGGAACTGGCGCAGGGCAATGGAGCGCAAGAAAAGCGCAAGTAATGGCTAAGCGATATAAAGCAGCAGGCGGGGGATACAGAGATTGAAAGCACCGCAGACTTCCCTTAAAAACTGGGGCGACCAGAAATGGCGTACCAAGTCGGGGAAGCCTTCGTCAAAAACAGGTGAGAGATACTTACCTGAAGCGGCAATTAAGTCTTTGTCTTCTTCGGAATACGCAGCAACCACCAAAGCCAAGCGTGCTGGCAAGGCGACAGGCAAACAGTTTGTAGCCCAGCCCAAAGCAATAGCAAAGAAAACGGCAGGATTTAGATGACCACAACCGGCTCCACAGCGTTTAACCCTGACTTCACGGAGATTGCCGAGGAAGCGTGGGAGAGGGCTGGCCGTGAGATGCGCTCTGGCTACGATCTGCGTACTGCACGCAGGTCTATGAACCTGATGACCATTGAGTGGGCTAACCGTGGTCTGAACATGTGGACGATTGAGGCTGGGTCTTTCCCTCTGGTGCAAGGGTTGAATACTTACCCCATGCCGTTGGACACAATTGACCTGCTGGATCATGTGATTCGCACAGGCGGCAACAGCAGCACCACTCAAGCTGACTTGTCCATCACGCGTATTAGTGTTTCTACCTACGCCACGATCCCCAACAAATTAACCCAAGCCCGGCCTATTCAGGTCTGGATTCAGCGTCTGTCTGGTGAAACCAGCACGACCACTTTGACTTTGGCAAGCACCATTACCAGCACAGCCACCACACTTACTCTAAGTTCGACTGTGGGACTGGCATCATCTGGCTACATCAAGCTGGACAATGAGACCATGTACTACGGCTACATTGACGGGAACACTTTGAACAGTGTGTTTCGCGGGCAAAACAATACCACAGCAGCAGCCCACACTGCCGCAACAGCCGTCTTCGTGCCCCAGCTACCCGCTGTGACTGTGTGGCCAACCCCTGATGGGTCTACCTCATACGAGTTTGTCTACTACCGCATGCGTCGTGTTCAAGACGCTGGCGCTGGTGTGGAGACTGCGGACATGAATTTCCGCTTCCTGCCGTGCGTTGTGGCGGGCTTGGCGTACTACATTGCAATGAAGGTCCCTGAACTACAAGGACGCATGGACATGCTCAAAGCGGTCTATGACGAACAGTTCAACCTTGCCGCAGGTGAAGATCATGAGAAAGCGGCGATCCGCTTAGTGCCCAGACAGTCCTTCATTGGGGGGAGTACTCCGTAATGGGTAATCGGTTCTCCTCTGGCAAGTTTTCAATTGCCGAGTGCGATCGGTGCGGGCAGCGTTTTAAACTCAAACAGCTTAAAAACGAAGTTATCAAGACCAAGCTGTATCAGATTAAGGTGTGCCCAGAGTGCTGGGACCCCGACCAACCGCAGTTACAGTTGGGTATGTATCCGGTGGATGATCCTCAAGCGGTTCGTCAACCCCGTCCGGATACGACTTATGTGACTTCGGGTATCAACGTGGGCGGGTTTCCGTCTGGCGGGTCAAGAGATATTCAATGGGGCTGGTATCCTGTGGGCGGGTCTAGCTTCTTTGATGTGGATTTAACGCCAAACTACTTGGTGGCAACGGCAAGTGTTGGTACAGTAACGGTAAGCGTAACTTAGGAGTGAACATGGACAAGGCACAAGTTAAAAAGATTGCGGATGTTGAGGCTGGTAAGGCTGTAAAAGGCCATGAAGGCCGTATGCATGCCAAAGGCATGAAAAAAGGTGGGCCCACCAGCATGGACCGTAAAAAGTACGGTAAGAATTTGTCTCGTGCAATGAACCAGAAATCTGGGAGCAAATAATGGGTAAATTTAGCAAGAAACTGATGGGCAAAGAAGTTGGCTCTGCTAGCGTCTACGCCGCACCGCACACCATGGACGGTAAGCCAATGCGTATTTCTGAGAACCCCGGCAGTGGGCCAGACCTCAGTCGCGCAGATACGGTCAACATGTCGGTGGGCAATATCAGCAAGTCTGGTGGCGGCGCAACTAAGACCAGCGGTATCAAGATTCGTGGTACTGGCGCAGCTACCAAAGGTGTGATGGCTAGAGGGCCAATGGCCTGAGGTCTATATGGCACTGACTTATGCTCAGCTTGTAGTCGCTGTCAGCGATTATTGTGAAAACACGTTCGACACCACGGACATGAACACAATGATTAAGCAGGCCGAACAGCGTATATACAACACTGTCCAGATTGCGAACCTACGTAAGAACGTAACCGGAACGCTCACGGCTAGTAATAAGTACTTGTCATGTCCAGACGATTTCTTGTCTGTGTATTCGCTGGCTATCTATCCAACCAACGGGGGAAATTACATCTACTTGCTCAACAAAGATGTGAACTTCATGCGGGACGCGTATCCCAACCCCGCTACAACGGGTACGCCCAAGCATTACGCCATCTTTGGACCGCAATCTATAAATGAAAATGAATTAACGTTCATTGTTGGCCCAACTCCAAACAGCGCATACAGTGCTGAATTGCATTACTACTACTACCCAGAGTCTATCGTGACTGCCTTGACCACATGGTTGGGCGATAACTTTGATTCTGCGCTGTTGTACGGGACTCTGTGCGAGGCCGTTACCTACATGAAGGGTGAGCCCGACATGGTCAAATTAATCAATGAGCGGTATGTACAGGCAATTGCTCTGCTCAAGAACTTGGGTGATGGCAAACAACGTATGGATGCTTATCGTGATGGTCAGGTAAGGATTCCCGTATCGTGAGTATTGTCCAAACCCAAACTACCAGCTTCAAGGCGGAGCTTTATCAGGGCATCCATGACTTGACCACGGATGTGATCAAGATCGCCCTGTATACAGCCAACGCCAATTTAAACGAAGACACTACGGTGTATTCGGCAACCAATGAGGTGGCGGCTACAGGCACTTATGTGGCTGGCGGTGCAACCATGACCGGGATCACCGTCAGTACATCTGGCTACACAGCCTATGTGGGCTTTGCCAATGTATCCTGGACAGCGGCCCTGACGGCCCGGTGTGCTTTGATCTACAACTCAACTCAGGGTAACAAGTCGGTGGCCGTGCTGGACTTTGGTTCTGACAAGACATCGACCACCACGTTTTTAATTACGATGCCAGCCAACACATCAACCACAGCATTGATCAGGAGTTCAAATTGATAGTCACAACCACCAAAGGCGAAATGGACGATTCCTTGCTTGAGAAGCGGGAAGGAACCGTGGACAATGACAATGAACTGACCACTTGGGTTGAGTATTGGCTGGAGGGCGAACTTGTACATCGTTCTGCCCATGTCCAGTTGAAGAAAATGCCGGTTTTTGCCGGTGCTGAAGCCGCATCAATAGGTTAAAGGAAACATCATGGCAAACACACAA